CACTGGAATATGGACGAAGGCACAACAGCCACAATTCGTTTCTTGCCCGATGGCGACACAAAGAACGAATTCTTCTGGGTAGAAAAACAAATCATCAAACTTCCATTCAATGGAGTTAAAGGTGATAGTGGAGCAAAACAAGTTGTTGTACAAGTCCCATGTGTTGAAATGTATAACGATGGTTCAACTTGCCCTATCTTGGCTGAGGTTCGTCCTTGGTACAAAGATGAGACATTGAAAGAAATGGCAAACAAATATTGGAAGAAGCGTAGTTATATCTTCCAAGGTTTTGTACGTCAAAACCCACTTGGTGATGACAAGACACCAGCAAATCCAATTCGTAGATTTGTTATCAGTCCACAAATCATCCCAATCATTAAGAGTGGATTACTTGATCCTGAAATCATGGAATTGCCTACAGACTATACACGTGGTCTTGACTTCAATGTTAAGAAGTCTAGCAAAGGTGGCTATGCTGATTACTCAACAAGCAATTGGGCACGTAGAGAGTCAGCATTGACTGAGGCTGAACAAGCAGCAATTGAAGCACACGGATTGTTTAATCTTAGTGACTTCTTGCCAAAGAAGCCAGGTGAGGCTGAATTGCGTATTTTGAAAGAAATGTTTGAAGCATCAGTAGATGGTCAACCATATGACAACGAACGTTGGGGACAATACTATCGCCCATGGGGCTTAGATGCTCCAGCAGGTTCAGCACCTGAAGCAGCACCGTTGCCAACTCGCACTGCTCCAGTAGCAGCAACTAATCTACCCGCATGGGAAGAAGATGTTGCGGCAGCAGAAGCATCTTTCAATAGTTCTCCTGTTGTAGTTCCTACAGCAGCACCATCAAGTGACAAAGCACAAGACATTCTAGCAATGATTCGTGCTAGACAAAAGTCTTAATCTATATAGGGGCTACGGCCCCTATCTTAGGAGAACATTATGACATTGCCAGACGAAAGATATCGTGCCTTAAAACAAGGTAAAAAATTATTAGAGGAGTTGTGTGATCCTGGTCGTACACCGCGTGTACCTAGTTTAATCAGAGACCGCGCAAGAGCCGCACTACGTCATTACCCGCAAGATTGGGAGATTGATTCAATTGCTGAAAAATGTCCCGATCTACTTGATAAAGTATCATTTAGTGATAGAATGTATCTCAATGGTACAAATAACCGATAACAAAGAAAGAGAGATCATCAATGGCAAAACCATTTGACGTTTCAAAATTTAGAAAAGAAATTACTAAGTCAATTGAAGGACTTAGCATAGGATATAACGATCCAACAGATTGGATCAGTACAGGAAATTATGGACTTAATTATCTCATCAGTGGTGATTTTAATAAAGGCGTTCCTCTTGGTAAAGTTACTGTCTTTGCCGGAGAGAGTGGATCAGGAAAAAGTTTCATCTGCTCAGGAAACCTTGTAAGACACGCACAACAACAAGGCATCTATGTAGTTCTTATTGATACAGAAAACGCACTAGATGAAAAGTGGCTACACGCATTGGGCGTAGATACAGACGAAAGCAAATTGCTTAAACTAAACATGGCTATGATTGATGATGTGGGTAAGACTATATCAGAATTTATGAAGTCATACAAAGCAATGCCAGAAACAGATAAACCAAAAGTATTGTTTATCATTGACAGTCTCGGTATGCTATTGACACCAACTGATGTTAATCAGTTTGAAGCAGGTGACATGAAAGGTGACATGGGTCGCAAGCCTAAAGCATTAACCGCACTTGTTCGTAATTGTGTTAATATGTTTGGTAGTCACAATGTAGGATTGGTTGCTACTAATCATACATACGCAAGTCAGGATATGTTTGACCCAGATGATAAAATTTCCGGTGGTCAAGGATTCGTTTACGCAAGTAGTATCGTAGTTGCTATGAAGAAACTCAAACTCAAAGAGGATGAAGATGGTAACAAAGTTGCTGAAGTAAATGGTATTCGTGCTGCTTGTAAGATTATGAAAACTCGCTATGCGAAACCTTTTGAAAGTATCCAAGTTAAGATTCCATACGAAACTGGTATGAGTCCTTATAGTGGCTTAACTGATATGCTTGAGAAGTCCGGAGCATTGAAGAAAGAAGGCAACAGTTTGGTATACACTACCGAAGATGGTGAAATTCTTAAAGCGTTTCGTAAGGGCTGGGAAGCCAATAAAGACGGAATCCTTGACAAGGTTATGCTTGAATATACAGGAAAAACTAAAAGTGTGATAAGTAATGTAACAACACCTACGGAGGAAGTTACAGAATGAGTTTAGATGTTATATCAGAAGTTTGGGATGCATTGCGTGAACATATTGATTTAAGTGAACGTGATGATGCGGCAGATACACTTGTCAATTTTTTAATTGATAATAACTATGAGATAGAAGATATCAAAGATGCTTTTAAAGACAAAGATATCACTAAAGCATTAAAAGGATATGCCGAAGAACATTTCCAAGAAGAAGATTACGAAGATTACGAAGAAGATATAGACACAGATGACTGGGATTAAATGTCAAATTGGTATACAAGAGTATCAATGAATTTAGGTGTGATACCCGATTTCATTCAACACTTTGAATCTGAGTTAGAAAACGCAAAACGTGAAGTAAAGGTATACGGCAATGTTGAAAAGAACATTGCCGCTATTCCTGGTGTCACCGAACATAGATTCAATCAATTACAAGAAGTAGAAGCGGTACTCAACTACTTGAATATTCAATTAAAGAAAATTCGCCGAAAACATTTTCAAAAATATTTAGAAGCGTATAATAGAGCATTGACAAGCCGTGATGCTGAGAAGTATGCTGAAGGTGAAGATGAAGTAATTGATATGGAAGTATTGATTAACGAAGTAGCATTACTACGCAATCGTTGGCTTGGTATTATGAAGGGCCTTGAAGCCAAACAATGGCAGATGGGGCATATCGTGCGTTTACGCACAAGTGGAATGGAAGATATAACAATTGGCTAATATAAAACAACAACGAGTGGGTAAATCTAACACAGTTGCTATTACTGGCGCTCAAGGTAGTCACAATACAATCTCATTGGGTAACGTTCAACCAATAACATCTGCAAATTTAAACAGTATTTTTGGATTGACTGGCTCCAGTGTATCACTTGATGATTGGGATAAATTTTCTAACACTCCTTACGCTAAAAAATATGAAGTGTTTGAAACTACTGAGGATATACTAGCATTAAGTGTTACTTGGCATAGATTGCGTCCATTAATTAGTCAAGGTATTAGTAATATAATTAATCCTAGTGATAGACCAACTAAACTTACTGATAGTATTTTGTTTAGGGAACTTATTCAAGAGGACAGAGACAAGGCTAATGTTATCCGTGACTATTATAGCAAGAAACTTATGATGATTAACTTGCGCGGTCAACGAATTTCTAACTACAGAAAAGATTTGTCTGCATTCATTCATGGTAATAGTAAAATTGTCAAAGAAGAAATGATGCCGTTAATTTATCGTTTACCTGAATTCTATGAGTATGATACTAAAACCGATGAAATGTTTAGAAGTTTGGATTCACGATTTGAAGATAGTAAAATTGCATTTTCATCTATCAAAACATTTTCTCCTGTTGAGAAATTTATAGTGAAACGCAAGAGTGGAAAATACAATGAATATTGGTTACGTGATGAACGTAATAGACCATGCCGAATTGAGATTGAACATTCTAATCAACTATTACATTTGTGGGAATACTTTTTTGAAAAAAATTCACTTACCTTAGATTGCGTTAGTAAGTTTGAAGAACGTGATAGTATTGCGTTTTACAAAATAATTAAATGGAATCTAGCATAGTAGTTTGCTCTCATAAGAGCAAAGGCCCCAAGAATTGAAGTTTTTGGGGCTTTTTTGTTCTGGCCAGAACAAAATCCTAGGTTGACATTAAATGGTTTTGGGTCTATAATAGAGACTTATTCAGTTAGTTAAAGGACTTTTTATGACCCAAGTTTACGACCGTTTGACAGAGCA